AGGTGCTGTTGCAGGTGCTGTTGCAGGTGCTGTTGCAGGTGCTGTTGCAGGTGCTCCTACGTATGGTAAAAATTGCTCAGCCCGCTTTGCGCCGGATTCGTGTTGAATAATGGCACGGGTAACTGCTGCGTTTGCTTCAGGCGTATTTGGAATGGTACCATCGCTGTTAAGTTGCACGCCCGCGGCTTGCAATTCTTTACGAATTGTTGCAACGTACGCACCATTTTGAACTTGCGCACCTTTACTTGAATCACCAGTAACCCACGTACCTACCAGTTTTTCTGGCGTGTTACGAGCAGGATTGGACAGGTAATTCCCCACCAAGTCTTGTGTCGCTTGAACACCTTGTTGAGGTGTTGCGTATGTTGTGAACCTCCCGTTTGGTTTGATACCGGAGGGGTTGTTTGCATCTGCAGCGACAGCGGGACCGCCACCACCGGGCATACCAACGCCTGCAGCTTGCAACGGAGTTTGTTGCGTGGTGCCTCTAGGTCCTTGAACGTTGAATGGTGTGTATGCGCCAGATCCAAACAATTTAAACATAGCCATCGGCAAGATCTGATCTGCAGGCACACCGCTACTTCTCAAGTAATCCATCTCTTTCTTGATCTGTGGATCCTCAGCCTTCTTGGCTAAGTACGCATTTAACTGCGTCATTGCTTTACTTGGGTCTTGTAGATACATCGCACCAATTTGCGAACGCAAAGCGGGGTCTTGAACTAAATTAAGCAAACCGCCGGACGCCGCATTACCTTGAGCTACGCCCGGCCCACCTACCCCGGCGGCGCCTCCGGATTCACCTGTGCCACCTGTGCCGCCAGTGC